CCATCAGGGCGGATCATTGCTTCGAAGGAATCGACTAGGGTGCCGTCCGGGCTGTAGGCCAGGATGCAGATATCCACCAGGTGCGGCTGGCGCGGGTCGTCGCTCGGCTCTTTGAAAAGCGGTAGGCCGGTGGTTTCGGTGTCGTAAGGGGTGATCAGATTCATGGGCGCTTTCCTCTGGGCGAAAATAAGACGCCATCAGGCGCCTCAGGCATCGCAAGTTGTTTGGGGATTATTCGTCGTGACAGATGCGCAACTCTTCGCGCTTGTAGGTGAGCTGCAATTTTGCCGACACGTTTTCGCTGATCGTGATTTCGTGTCGCGGAGGTTCCAGCAGAGGCGCGGAGTTCTGAGGCCCAAGCGCATGTAGATGGTGAATCATCAGGGTGATGGCCTCGCCCTGTTCCTCGATGCCGCTCCAGGCCATCAATTCAGCCAGGGCCTGACGGGTGCCAGCCATGCAATGCAGCCTGATTTCTTCCTCGCCGCGAGCCTTTCGCCTCGCCGCAGTCTTTGCCGATCGGTCTTTTGGTTGGGCTGCCATCATGCCGCCCTCTGTTGATTCCAGGCTCCCACGGCGTTGAACACCCGGGCGGCCTGCTGTTCGGTCAAGGAAACGTCGGCGGGAATGGCGATCCAGCCAGAGGCGACTACGTGGTTCGGATTGCACTCGGCAATCAGGTCCTTGTAAGTCAGCTCGATGGCGTCGGTCAGATGCTCGGCCAGGTAGTTTCCCTGTGGCGCAATCTCCACTGACTTGCAGTACTGGCCGCCGGCGCCTGCATCGCACATGACGCTGAGGTAGATAGTCCAGCGGTGGGGGATGTCGCACACCGCATCAGCGAGGCGCTGGCCGGGCGGGATGCTTTTACAGTTCGCCCAATTGATCATCCCTTGGCGGCCACTGGGGTCGATGTTCACTACCGCGACGTGGTTGGTGGACAGCAGAGAGCGGCAAGACCGCTCTATGCGTGCTCGCATGTTGTGGGGCTTGCGTACTTTGCTCATAGAGCCTCCGCGAGTTTCCGCAGTGCCTTGCGCTCAGCCGCCGTGATAGACGGCTTTCGGCGCTTGAGGATGGTGTCGGGGTCGATCCTGTTGGAGCGGATCGGGGGCGGCGGGTTGATCGCCGGGCTTTCGCCTTGGATGATCGTCCCGCCGGCGGCCAGGAACTGGGCAATTTTGTCGGCGATGGCGTCAGAGGCTGGGCGGTGGGAATCAACGATAGTTGAGTGGTTGCTGATCATGCTGCCTTGCTCCGCAACTTAGCCTCATATCCATCGACCAGCAGCTTGAATTGCCAGAGGTCTTCCTCAAGCTTTTCGATGTAGTCGTCATCGCGCTTGAATTCTTGCAGCCAGAGCTGGCGACCTACCGGCTTGAGAAGAGGGCAGTACATCCCGATGTGCCACCATTTGCGGTCGGTGATCCACATGCAGCCCTGCACCTGGTCGATGACATCGCTGGCATCGTTGTCGATGTGGAAAGCGCGGAGCTTGTCCGGGGCCAGGAAGCACTTGTATTCACTGCCCCCGTCCTCACCGATGAAGCCGTCAGCACTGGCGCCGAAAACACCATCGTCCGTTTTTACTAGGCCAACCTGGGTCACGATCAGGCCGGTCTGAATTTCGTGTTCCATGCGTGCATCAGGCTCAAGCTCATGCCCTCGGCGCATCTGCCACGTCTCGAACCCGCCATCCAGCGGCGCGCCACCAATGCGCTCGACTGCCAGCTCAAACGCGTAGGAAAGGGCGGCGCCAGAAGGCTCACCCACCGTCTCACCGTCTAGGGCGCGCTGTACGACCTCAGCCCTTGGGGCTGCCTTGTAACCCGCCAAGTCCCGTGCGCGAGCCTCGCTGTGGCCGGCGAGCATTGCATCCACATAGGTGCGCTGCTGAGCAGTGAGGCCGTTGACCTTGGAGCGAGCCGTGCTGAACATGCTGGCGGTTATGACGCCGGCGCGGCCTTGCAGCCATTCAGGTGAACCCTGCTTGCAATTGACGATAATCATTGTGGGGCCTCCAGTTTATTTTGGCGTTCAAGCACAGCGGCCTTCACCACCTCATATCCGACCTTGTCGCCTGCGGCCTGCAAGACCTTCAGACCTGCTTGCCATACCGCTTTCAGCTCTTCGGCAGTGGTCGTTTCGGCGACTCGCTCAAGAATGTCGGTGACAACCTGCTCGCGGAGGTCATCGCCGGCCGGGTCGCCGGCGGCGCGTCCGTCGTCGTCCTGCATTTCGCCGGTCGTGATGTTCAGCAGCGCACACATCACGTAGCGCTTGCCGTAGGTGGTCGATGACCCGACAGCCTGAACAGCATTGCGACCCTTGCCGATATCGACCGGCAGTAACATCGTTGTTTGCTCGCGGTGCCCGTCTCGATGCATGAGGATGCCGGTCACGCTCACGCCCGCCCCGGCGTGCTCCACCTTGAAGCTGATGGCGAACCCATGGGCCTGCATGATCGGCTTGAGCGTTACGTTGATATCGTCGAGCGTGGCGTAGGTCTTTTCGGTGTGCGTGTTCAGCGCACCCTGACCCACGGTTGGAATCTCGCACTGCATTTCGGCCATGGCGGCGTTGAATGCCGCTTCTGCTGTCTTGGCCTGCATGCGCTCATGCATCGCCAAGAGCCGTTCCATCTTTTCGATATCGCAGGTCGGATCGGCGGCGGCCCGGCTGATGACGGCCATGATGCTGGTGTCCGGCGTGATCGGCGCCACTACCTGGCGGCGCTGCTCCGGCATGATGATTTCAGTGGGCATGCTGACGGCCTCAGAATTGGATGGTGATGTTCGGGACTTCGCCGCGGGCGATCTTCAGGACGATGGCTTTTGCCAGCTCTTCACTGATGTTCATGCCGATCAAAGCCTGCTTGGCTTCGCCCAGGATTTTCGACTTGTGCGCGACATCAGCTTGGCGTTCCTTCTGCTGGCGCAGGATTTCGTCTGCGGCTGCGTCGGCTCGGGCTTTCTCGTCTAGGCGCGCTTGCTCGACGGCTTGTTTCTGCCGCTCTATGGCTGCCAGTCCGTCGCGCTCGGCCTTCTGTTCAGCCTCCAGTTGCTCACGCTTTGCCTGTTCGGCACGGCGTTCGGCTTCAGCGGTCTGCAACTTCAGGTCGTTTTCACGTTTCTCGGCGGCTGCCTGTTCGTCACGGACGCGCTGATCCTCGACATCACGCTCACGCTGCGCTTTTTCCTCGGCTTCCCGTGTGGCGCGCTCAGCGGCTTCACGGGCGATGCGGTCCTCGTTGTCCTTCTTGTCGCGGGCTTCCTTCTCTTCACGCAACCGGACCAGCTCGGCCTGCTCAGCTTCGTATTGCTGGCGAGCGGTGAGGGCGGCCCGCAGAACGCCCAGCGTCTTATCCTTGGCCCGAGCTGCCTCCGCTTCGAATTCCTCCCAGCTATCACCCAAGGCAATCGCTTCAAGCTTTTCAACGCGGTCAGTCAAGTCTTCAGCGGTGATGCCGTCCAGGTCGATGGAAAGCAGCCGGATGTGTTCGATCGCATCGTTGTGCTTGTCGACGCGGGCGTCTTCGGCCTTCTCCCAGTCATCCAATGGTTTGCGGACTTCCTTCTGCCAAAGCTCCAGCGTGTCCCAAACACGTTTGCGCTCGGCATCGATCAGCTTCGGGATTTCCTTCTGCTTCGCGGAAATCTCTTTACCGACCGCCTCAAGCGCTGTCTTCGATTTCGCGATCTGGTGCGCCATCGAGGCATAAGCCTCGCGGCCCTTTCTGGTCTTCAGATCAGGAAGTACTTTTTGGAATTCATCGACCTTTGCACGGACTTGCTCAAGCCAAGGGTTAAGACCATTGGTTTTGCTGAACACAGCCAATGCCGTTTCTTTTGGCGGCACGACGGCCAATTGAGTTTCTGCGGACATGAAAAGTCTCCCGCGCCATCCTTGCGGGGCGCCGTGAATGATTTTATTGAGTGATCAGGCCGCCGATGGCGGGGCCCAACAGCGTGATGGTGAGGAACAGAAGGCCGGTAATGGCCGAGGCCCAGCGGATGGCGCGGCGCCGGGACCGCTGGAGGGTGGTCATGGCCGAACCCTCACCGCAATCCGGCCGCCCTTCATGGTTGCCGCCAGACGTTGCGGCAGGCTGGAAACCAGAGCGTCACGAGGACGCCCGATCACCTCGTTGAACGGCAGGCCGAAGCCCAGCATGATCAGCTTCGATTCAATTTCGTCGAGCTGCTCATCGATCAGCGTTTTGACTGGTGCGGTAGTCATGCGGACCTTCCTTGTCGGCGCTCGTAGACGCGGCGCAGGCGTTCGGTGTAGTGGGCTTCCTCGGTCGCGCTGATGATGCTCAACGTGCGGAAGATCAGGAGGGCGGTATTGGCCGAAGCCCTTACCGCAACGGCGTTGCATTGCGTGTCGATCATGCTTTTGATGTAGCCGTCGAGCATGCCGATGGCTAAATCATGGTTGACGGTACTCATGCTGCCCACCGGCCATTCCTCCGGCGTTGCAGGGCGTCAATCTCTGCCCACAGCGCCGTTTCAATCGCTTGGCTGTTCGACCAAACGAATGGTTCCAGTTCGAAGCGGCTGGCATCCATCCGCACGCCGTCTTCGTCGTAGCAGATGCCGGAAAGCACCTTGAATTCCAGCTCGCGGCTGCCGTAAAAGTCCCAATCGCTGTTCCAACTGTTCAGTGCCGGCGCGATGTTCTCGCAATGGGTTACCTCCACTTGGAGGACAAACCCCTCAACAACTATTTCGTGTTCCATGGTGCCTCCAAGCGGTGATTACATCCGTCTGCCCACTCAACGAATGGACAGAGGTGATGCAAATTCCGGTGTTTCCTTCTCTCCAGCCGCGACCCTGTCCGCCAGAAAACTGTTTTCGGTGCTTTACGCTGCACACCCGGGTCAGTTGCCAACCCTCTGAACCGTTGAGGCCGGTTCATCGCTGCCTTTGGTGAAACTAAAGAGCGCTGGCTTTCGCCGGGTTTCAAATTTGCGTGTTGCGCATTACTTGATTTGCATTATGCGCAAATAATAAATTGCGTCAAGCGCAAATTTACAAAAAGACGGACGAAAAAAAGCCCGCACATGGCGGGCTCTGTTTGAGGGGTTGGGTTAGCGGCGGATCAAGCGGGAGTAAAACAGGTCGGTCATGGGGCGAACGGCAAAGATCGCGAAAAAGGAAGCGACGTACAGCGCACCCTCATAGGCGCCGCGATAGCCAGTGTCGACCTGGGCGCGCAGCAGCCACAGCCCCAGCAGCACGGCGCCCGCTGAAAAGAACGCCATCATTGCGAAGGTCTGCGCCTGGCGCCAAACCGCTTTGTTCGTTTGAGTCCGCATTTAAAGCCCCGTCATCTTGGTGTCAATCACACGGCCAATGAACTTGCATTCGCCAACGATCTGAATCGTCTTATAGCTGGGGTTGAGCGGGCGCAGGTACTTTATCCCGGCGTCCTCTATGTACTGCTTGAAGGTGCTTTCGCCGTTCTCCAGCTTTACAACATAGTACTTGCCGCTGATCACGTCAGCCTCTGGCTGCACCAGGATGCGCGAACCCTCGGGGAAGCTGGGGTTGCCGCTGCACGTCATCGAATCGCCCCGCACGTCCAGCCAGAACCCGTGCTCGCCGGCGTTCTCGGTCGACGCCAGCCATACATCCGCATCACCTGGGGGAAAATTGTCGCAAGACTCTGCCCACTCCCCAGCGATAACCCAACTTACCAATGGATATTCCTTAGAGGCCCGACTCGGTTGCAGGGCCATCTGCACGTTAGACATTCCCGCGTCTTGTGCCTGGGATAGCTCTATCCCCAACACCGTCATGATCCGCCCTAATAGCTCTTTGCTGGCGAACTGCTTGCCGCGCTCAAGTCGTGAAAGGTTGCCAGCGTCAGTTTCGACCTGGTGCGAAAGTTCGTCGAGCGTCCAGCCTTTGGCCTTCCGCGCTGATCTGATGAGTTTTCCTATATCCATGGACCAATTCTCTTTATGTATTGCGTGCCACGCAAAGCGCGACGCGCAAATTTCGCTTGCCTTAAATTTGCGCATTGCGCAAACTTGGCTCGTCATCCACTCAAGGCGTACTGCCATGACCCCCTTAAAACGTGCCCGACTGGCAAAAAAATGGACGCTCGCCGATGTATCGGCCCGTCTTGCCCAGATCGGTGACGCTGTCGACTCCGGCAACCTTTCTCGCGTTGAGCGAGGACTTCAGCGTGCGTCCGCAGATCTTGCGGAAAAGCTGAGCAAGGTTTTCGACGGGGAAATCACCGAGATCCACATCCTTTACCCGGAGCGCTTCAACGACTCCGGTGAACAGGCGGCCTGATCATGTCGACGAGCCCATTAAGCCAAGAGCAGACCGTAAGAGCCCGCAAGAACAACGCGGTCCTCATGCAGCGTCTTGCATCCGTTGGAAATGCCCCGGTTGCGTTTGCAGTAGGTTGCGATGAGGCGACGATCAGCCGCATGAAGCCGGAGAAGTTCGAGCAGTTCGCACAGATCCTTGCAGTGCTGGACCTGAAGATTGTTCCGACGCACATGCGTTGCTTCAACGAGCGGGACATCGAAGCAATCCTGTATCAGGCCAAGCGCTGGATGGAGCACATCCAGCACGTTGACCAGCTGGAGGAGGACTGACCATGGCAGCTCTCCCGTACATGCAGTTGTACGTCGCCGATTACCTGGCCGACACCATGCACCTCAACACTGAGGAGCACGGCGCTTACCTATTGCTGATCTTCAACTACTGGCAGACCGGCAAGCCGATTCCAACTTCTCGACTTGCCCGTATCGCGCGGCTTTCCAACGAGCGTTGGACGGACGTTGAACGGTCGTTGAGCGAGTTCTTCAACGAGCGTGATAACGAGTGGTTCCACGAGCGCATTGAGCGTGATTTGGAAGCTGTACGTGCGACACAAGAACAGCGAATTGCAGCCGGAAAGGCTTCGGCAGAGGCTCGCAAGCACTCCGCAAAGGTGCGTTCTAAAGCCTCCCCCAACGCTCGTTCAACGCCCGTTGAAATCTCGTTGAACGAAAACTCAACGAATAAAGAAGAGAAGAGAAGAGAAGAGAACATACAAGATCAAAAGCCTGTCGCTACCGCACCGAAGAAGTCCCACAAGTTCGATCCGCTGAAGGCCAAACCGGCAAACGTGTCTGAGAAGGCGTGGGCCGACTGGTGCCAGCACCGCAAGGAAATCCACAAGCCACTGACCGCCAAGAGCTGCGAGCAGCAGGCCAAGGCGCTGGAAGGGCACGCCACCCCGGATCAAGTTCTCGTCAGCTCGATATCCAACGGCTGGACCGGGATCTTTCCGGACAAGGTCACCAGCAACGTCCACCAGCTCCCGTCATCGCGGCACGCTGGATTCTCTGACCGTGACTACACCGCCGGCTTGATCCAGCGGGAGGATGGTTCGTATGCGTTCTGAAAAAGTCGTTTCGATGCCAAAGGCTATGCCGGAGCCACAGCAGATCACCGGTGTATGCGATGACCACGGCCAGTTCCCGCAAACCGTGAACGTGATCTTCGGTCGCGAGTTCAAGACCGGTTGCCCTGAGTGCAGCCGTATCCGCAGCGAGGAAGAAGCGGCCCGCCAGCAGGCACAGGAAGCCCAGGCGCTGCGGATGCGGATGGCCGAGAAACTTGGCGCCGCCCTGATCCCCAAGCGATTCGCAGGCAAGACCTTTGACGGCTACGTGGCCACCACTGCCGAACAACGCAAGGCGCTGACCACCTGCATGCGCTACGCCGCAGAGTTCAAGCAGATCGCCGAGGCCGGCCGCTGCCTGTTGCTGCTCGGTAAACCAGGCACCGGCAAGACGCACCTGTCCGTGGCGATCGCCAACGAGATCATGGACAAGAGCAGTGAAACCGCCGTCTACCGCACGATCGGTTCCGTCCTGCAGGCCATCCGCGCCACCTACGACCACACCAGCGACCAGAGCGAAAGCCAGATTCTGTCGAGCCTGATCAGTCCGTCACTGCTGATCCTGGATGAGATCGGCGTGAGCAAGGAGAAGCCCAGCGATTTCGAGCTGACCACCCTGTTCTCAATCATCAACGGCCGCTACGAGCAGCTGCGCCCCACCGTCATCGTTTCCAACCTCGACGCCAAGACCTTGGCCACAGCAATCGGTGAACGCTGCGCCGATCGCCTGAGAGAGGGCGGCGTCATCGTTATCCCGTTCGAATGGGAATCACAACGCGGCAAGGAGGGCTTTTGATGAGTACTCATTTCCTGATTGGTTTTACATGCAGCCTCGCAGGCTTTGGCGTTGGCGTGTTTGGTGTCCTGATCACAATGGCGGTGGGGGTATGAGTAATTACAAGCACACCAGCATGCTGATGACTGAGCACGAGCAGGTTATGGACCAAATCTCACAACAAGGGCGTGATGCATTGCTGGCAGAGATACGCCAACTCAAGGTCCAGAACGATGAGCTGATCACCGCGCTGAACGAGATCCTGCGAGTAACCCCGATGGGCGTCGAAGCCTTCAGCATTGCTGCGCTGGTCCTTGGCGAACTGGGTGTTAGCAAGGAGGCCCAGTCATGAGCACCGAATTCACAATCCGCGACCAGCGCGACGTCACCCGCCTGATGGGCTTCCTGCACGGCACCGACCTCACCAAGCCGAAGATGGTGGTGATCAAGGACGAGAAACGCCCCGACGTCTGCAACCGCAAGATGTGGGCAATGCTCAAGGACGTATCAACTCAGGTCGAGTGGTACGGCCAGAAGCTGTCGGACGAAGACTGGAAGCACGTATTCAGCTCCGCGCTCCAGAAGCAAAACGTTGTGCCAGGCATCGATGGGGGTTACGTCGTTTTGGGCGTGTCGACCCGCAAGCAATCCCAGAAGTGGTTCAGCGATCTGTTCGAGCTGATGAGCGCGTTCGGTGCTGAGCGCGGCGTGAAGTGGACCGAGCAGGACAAGTGGGGGGGGCGCTATTGATG